CTAGAGGAAAAGGTCTTGTAATCACTTATGACCTTAGTCATTCGGGTAGAAAAATTAATAATAGAATTTATAGTGCACGCGGACAAAGAAAAGGAGTTGAATCTTTAACCTCTCCTTTTAACAAGCCTATCCTTAGACATCACGACCAACATGAAGACCCTATTGGTAGATTTATTGGTGGTGAATATCAAGATTTATCTGAATATATTATGCCACATTTAAAGAGTGATTTGGCAGCATATAATCAATTAAGACATGCATTTGATTCTGATGAGCCAGAACATATTTATAAATCATTAAATAAATATGGTTTATTGAAGAATAATGAATGGCCTGGTGTTGGTAGAATGCGTGTAAAAGCTAATATTACTGACGAAGATGCAATTAAAAAATTCCTAGATGGTAGATATTTAACTTTTAGCGCAGGTTCTTCTACTAATAGACACGTTTGCTCCATTTGTAATTCCGATTGGGCTTCTGATGGTCCTTGCGAACATAGACATGGCATGGATTACGATGGTGATACATGTGTATTTATTTGTGGTGATTTTAATGTTCATGAAGGTTCAGTAGTAAATACTCCTGCAGATAATTTTTCTCAAGTAGTATCTATTGAAAGAATGAGTGACTCAGAGTTGCCATTAAACGAAAAACAAATTCAAGACAATAACGAAATTCAAATTATTTTAACCGATTTTGAAATGGATAATGAAAATGACATTCAAAACCAGAGAGGACCTTCCGATGAGCCCAACACCAATGAAAAAACCAATGAAACCCAAAAAGACAACCAAGAAACCAAAGAAATGTTAGACTTTGATTTTGAAATTAAAGACGAAGAAACATTTAAAGTTCCAGCTGGTGCAAAAGGTAATGCCCAACAAGTATTAGATTGGAAAGAAAAATATGGTTCAGAAGTAAAAGGTATGACATCTGTAGGTTGGGCTAGAGCAAGACAACTTGCTACTAAATCCGAGATTGGTTTGTCTACTGTTAAACGCATGGCTATGTTTAATCGTCATAGAAAAAATGCCGAAGTAAATCCTAAATTTAAATCAGAACCATGGAAAGACCGTGGACATGTTGCATGGTTAGGTTGGGGTGGTACTTCCGGTATTGATTGGGCTGTTAAAATCTCTGAATCAAATAAAGATGAACAAATTCAAAAAGAAAACGAGACTAAAATGACAACTGAAAGTAATTTAAATGTTGATAATAATTCCGCTCAAGAAGAATTGAATATTGATTGGTTTACTTTAGATTTGGCTTTAACTGCATTAATGATGCAAGAAGATAAAGCACTATCTGCAAATGCAAGAAATAGTTTACCAGACGACGTATTCTGTGGTGCGGATAGATCTTTCCCAGTACCTGATTGTGCGCATGTAACTGCTGCTAGAAGATTACTTAGCCAAGCACAAGTATCTAGCAATGCAAAGAAGAGTATCAGTGATTGCATTGATAGAAAAGCTAAAATGCTAAAATGCGATGATTCTAAAGATGAAGAACTTTCTAAGAAATACGAAGATGCTTTAGAAAAAATTAAACAATTAGAAGAAAAAATTGCTAAAGTTCTTGAAAAGTTAGCATCAAAAGAATTAAAAGAAGATAACGAAGAAAATAATGTCAATTTTGATGATAAAAAAAGTGTCAATAATGACACGGAAATTAATGTAAATAATGACATTAATATTTCATCAAAAAATGACATAAAAACTATTGACTTGCTGAATAAAAAGATAGAGAATCCTTCTGAACACTTAGGAGCTACCGAAAAAGTTAATATCGTTAATAAAACTAGTTTAGGCGCTTTTGAACAAAAGATTGTAGATGCCTATATTAGAATTAAAGATGAATATGGCTTAAATTCCGCAGAGCAATATTTGCTTTCTCAAGCAAGTTATTTACCACGTGGCTTTCATCCTGAAAAAGTTTAATTAAAAAAATAACATAGAATAGGAGTTGCATATGGCAATTGATAGATTCCAGAGTAGATTTAAAACTCGTAATGATTTGATGGATCAAATCACCCCTAATAACGTTGTTCAAACTAACGTTTCTGTACCTGCTGGCGAATGGAAACCTGCTGCTTGGTTACCAATTATTTGGCAAAATCAAAGAAGTAAAGATTACTTCGTAATGTCCGCTGGTAAGATTGTAAGTTTCTTTGCAGATGGTAGAATTATTCCTGCAGGTTATTTAGCTAGAGCTGCTGCTGCACAAGATGCAGATCATGTAATGCTTACTTATGAACAAATGGATCAAGATGCACGCGTTATTGATTTGACAACTGGTAAGTTTGTAGATTTACAAGGTGCTGGTAGCAAGTCTATTACTCTTGGTCAATTCGTACAAGCTTTGGCAGATCATGGTTTAATTTCTCTAGATCATGCTGGTTTAGCAGTTGATGCTGCAATTGAAGATTTGCAAGCTGCAGTTAATGAATGTATTTCTTCTCCAGTTGGTGTTCTTTCTTATGACGTATTTGTATGGGCTGGTGATGATCCTGCACATCTACACTTTACAAATTATCAAAAACAACATTTAATTCAATTCTTTACTGATATTCAAATGAAGGTTCCTCAAGTTGTTGAAGGTACTGACAGTAAAGTAATTGCTGCTGGTGATGTTATTCCTGGTGCTACTTTGGCAACTATGGCTAGATACACTGGTCTTCCAGTAGAATCTCTCGTAGCTGTACAATTGGGTCAACCAGGTAATGTTGCTGCAAATACAACTAGAACTCCTATTAAGTGGACTAATTTAGCTGCTGGTGCATCTACACGTTTACGTAGTGGCCTTGACCTTCTTGCAAAAGAAGGTGATTGGTTTGTAGATGAATTCTCAGCAATGCTTTTTGTTTATTCAAATGCTGGTGCTGGTGTAGCTCTTCCTGCAGTATTTGCAAATAAGACTATTCAATTCTATGTATATGACGGTGCTGTTTCTACTCAAGAACGCATGCAACATTTTGTAGGTTCTGGTAAGCCTGGTGATTATGTAACATTTGACGAAAATTCAAACTTTGTTGCTATTCCTAATGGAAGCTTATTAGAAGCTATTACCAATGGTATGGTTTGTGGTCGTCTCTTAACAGTATTCAAGGAACCAAAGAGTCTTCTTGAAAGAGTACGTACTGGATTCCAAGGTGAAGAGTTTGGCCCAACAGGCAAGATGCCTGGTAGTGCTACTCGTGGTTTCTCTGATTTGATTACTCTTTCTCAAGAGACAGTTGCTGATCAAATCGTTGTAATCAATGTTAAGATTCAATAATAATAATAGGAGATAAGTAAATATGACAACTTTAAAGTTAATTGACGGTACAGAATTAGCACTACCTAGCAATAAAAAGGCCGCTTCTCGTTATCTAGCTGATATGATTCGTAATAATGGTCAACTAGTAGATTCTGAACAAAAAGTTTCTTGGAAAGCTTTTGCTGAAACAATTAGTCCAAAGAACAAGGATATGGTTAAGGCTTCTGAAATTACACCTTTGCTTCAAACTGCAATGGAAATTTTGATTCGTGAACCAGTTGAACCCAATGCAATCATTACTCCTCTCTTTACTCGTATTCAAGCTCAAGGTCTAAATACCCAAATTTTGATGGGTGCTATGGGCGCTGTATATGCTGGTGATGTACAAGAACTTGGTACTTATCCAGAAGTTAATTTCCAAATGGGTGGTGCTGTAAGTACTGCTTATATTGGTAAGAGCGGTATTGCTGCTTCTTTCACTGATGAAGCACTCCGTTATAGTACATTTGATATTATGGCAAAGAACCTCGAATTGATGGGTAATGCATTAGTTCGTCACAAGGAACAAAAAGCAGTTGCTTTCTTGAAGCAATTGGGTACTTCTTTGTATGACAATATCAATCCTTCACATTCTATTTATGGTGTAACTACTGGTCGTGGTTTGTCTGCAAATAAACTAGTTGGCAATGGTACTCTTTCTATGGATAACCTTATGCGCGGTATGGCACATATGGCTGAAGAAGGTTTCTCTGCTACTACATTACTTATGCACCCATTATTCTATTACTCATTCATTCAAGATCCTATCTTGCGTCAAATGATGTTAATGCATGGTGGAGGATCTTGGTTCAATGCTTATAGCGGTGCACCTGGTGTTCTTACTCCTTACAACAATGGTCAAATGGGAGCTATGGGGCCAACAAACGGTACCAAGATTAACAATGGTCGTGGTATTGGTACTTCTGGTCAAGGCGTGAATGGTTCTGAAATTTCTCCAGTTACCGCTCGTTCACAACAAGCTACATCTGCACCAAACCTTCCAAGTTACTTCCCCTTCAATTTCCAAATCCTCGTATCCCCTCTTTGTCCTTATGATCCTGAATCAGAAACTGGCGATATCTTCTTGCTCTCTGGTGGCAATGTTGGTTATCATCTTGTTGACGAAGAACCTACAACTGTTGAATGGCGTGATGAAAACACTGAATCTGTTAAAGTTAAAATCCGTGAACGTTATGGCTTCGCTGTTGCACACGAAGGTCAAGGCGTTGGCGTATTCAAGAACGTTAAGAGAAGTGAACAATTCTGGGATGGTACCGTTAAGGCTCTCGCTGAAATGGAAGACCTCTCTGAATCTGGTGTAAAAGGTCAAATGTAATAAAATAATATTGTAGAAATACAATATCTGTAATATAAGTTAAGGGGAGCCTTTGAGCTCCCCTTTTTTATTTATAGGAGCAAATAATGAGCTGGTTTAAAGACAGAAAAGAATTAGAAGAAAATTCAAACGATGACTTTAATTACGACCCTAGTAATCCTTATACTCTAATGGTAGAGGATGAAGAATTTATAGAAGTTAAAATAGGTGCAAATAAAAATGACAATAAATCTATTGACGAATCTAAGTTACCCACAGAATCAAACGACTAATGTACCAATCGGCACATCTATTCATTTGATGTTTGATAAAGAGGTAGATATTGAATCCATTAAATCTAGTTGTATATTAATGGGTCCTGATAGTAGTAAAACTATTATGCCTCAAAATGCAATGTGGATTAATGAAAAAGAAGGTCAAAATTCAGATTTTTTAAATAGTCCTGGTTATTTAGGTTTTTGTGAGTTTGAAACAACCCTGTCTTATATAGACAGAGTAACTTTTGAAGAAGTACAAGACATTAACGATATTGATAGAACAGATTATCATAG